GGGTACTGCAGGCGAAGGCCGCGGCCGGCTACATCGACCAGAACGGCCAGACGCTCCGGGTCATCACGATCACGCTGCCGATCGTCATCAACGATCTCTGGGAGCAGTCGGCGGTGGAGTCATGAGCGCTGACGCCGTCATCCTGACTGGCCCGCTGTTCGACGGCCGGGCGGCCGCGTGGACCCGTGACGCCGTCGCCGGGATCCGCCGCGACACCGCCGAGCACGCCCTGGACGCGTGGGACGAGGGCATGGACGCCACGTTCCGCGTGAATGGCCACGTCTACCAGTCCTTCGCGCACGTCGTGGACGGCGACCCCGAGGCGCTGGTGAACGACGGCTACGGCGTCACCAACGACCTGCAGTACGGGCCGTGGCTCGAAGGCCTCGGGTCTCGCAACAGCCCTGTGACCCGCTTCCCCGGCTACCGCAACCTGCGCCAGGCCTACGTCGTGACCGACCGGGCCGTCCCCGACATCGCGTCGCCCCGCATCGACGCCCTGACCGACCGCATCAACACCGAGTGAGGACGACGTGACCACCATCAGCCCCCAGACGGCCAGCGTTACCAGCGTGGCCTCGTCCGCCACGTCGGTGCAGCTGTTCGCGGCGGCCGGGACCGTGCGCGGACGCACGATCTTCAACGAGTCCACGGCCGTGCTCTATGTCGCGTTCGCCGCCACCGCGTCCACCAGCGCATACACGGTGCAGGTCGCGGCCGGCGGCTACTACGAGCTGCCTGGTTCGATTTACGGTGGCGTGGTCTCCGGGATCTGGGCTTCCGCCAACGGCAACGCTCGGCTGACGAGCTGGTGATGGCCGATGCCCCTGTATCCACCCTCCGGCGGCGGTGCCGCGGGCGCGCTGCTGATTGCGAACAACCTCAGCGAGCTCGCTGGCGCGCCGGGTGCTGCGCGCTCGAATCTCGGGCTGGGTGGTGGCGCGCAGCAGTCCGCAGGGACGCCGACGGGTGCGCTGGCGGAGGTTTTGCCCGCAGGCGCGTGCGCGGCCTCGGGCGGGTCGGCGCTGACCGCTGGCGTGCTGATCGTCAACCTGGTCCGGCCGCTCGGCCCGATCACGGTGACCAACGTGGGGATCTGGCTGACCACGGCCGGGGTGACCTCCTCGGGTGCGAACGGCCTCGCGCTGTACACCGAGGCCGGGGTACTGATCGACCAGACCGCAGACCTCTCGACGGCGTTCGCTGCCGGAACCGGCTACACCGAGGCCCCACTGAGCCTCGGCACGACAACCCTGTCGGCGAACACCAGCTACTACGTGGGCGTCCTCAGTCATTTCAGTGGCACCGTGCCGAAGGCCGCGGCGGCGGTCGCAGGTCAGGCGATCCCGGTCATCAAGGGCCACTACGTCTCGCTGACCAAGACGTCGATGACCAGTTTCCCGTCCAGCTTCACCCCGTCATCGCTGTCGATCTCGACGGCGACCTATTACATGGCACTGACATGAGCGAAGGAGCCGACCTGTGATCGTGACCATCACCCCCACGCCGCTCGACGGCACCGTGCTGCGCTGGTTCGACACCGACGCCGCAGAAGACGCGATCGGCGCGCCGCTCGTGACCGTCTCGAGCCACCGACTCGACGTCCGCGACGGCGCCGAGCCCGATGGCAACGTGCTGGCCGCGGCAATCGAGGCGTTCGCCGCCCTGCGCAACGACCGACTGGCCGACGTGCGCCGGTTCGCCACCCACTATCGGACGATCCGATCCGGTCTCAAGCCGATCGAGAAGGTGAGCGCCTGATGGCGAAGCAGACGGGCCTTGGCAGCCGGTTCGCGGTCGGCGGCTACGACCTTTCCGGCGACACCCAGTCGCTCGGGAAGATCGCCACCGGCGGCAACAAGACCATCGACCTGACCGACATCACCGAGTCCGCGTTCGAGCGTGCTCTCGGCGAGTTCGACGGTCAGTGGTCCTGGACGAGCTTCTTCAACAAGACCGGCGCGCACGTCCCGTTGTCCACGCTGCCGCGCACGGACGTGCAGATGATGTTCGCGGCCGGTACGGCCATCGGCACCGACGCCGCCTGCATGGTCGCCAAGCAGATCGGCTACGACCCGACGCGCGGCACCGACGGCTCGCTGACGATCGCGGTCGCCGGCCAGTCGAACGGCTTCGGCTACGAGTGGGGCAAGCTCGTCACGCCGTGGCTGCGGACCGACACCGCGGCGACGAACGGGACCGGCTTCGACTCGGGCGCCGGCGTCGCAGCTCCCTCCGTGCCCGCCTCCCTGACGCCCGTGACGAACACGTCGCCGATGCCGGTGACGGTGGTCATCACGGGCGGCACGATGACGAACGTGTCGATCGGCGGCGTGACTGTCGGCTCCGGCGCAGGCACGTACACGCTCCCGGCCGGTGCGGCCATCACCCTGACGTACACGGTCGCCCCGACGTGGACGTGGACGGTCTCGACGGCGTTCGGCGCACAGATGTACTTGCAGGTCATGGCGTTCACCGGCACCGACGCGACGGTCACGGTGCAGGACTCGGCCGACAACTCGACCTTCACGAACATCGCGTCGGGCAGCTTCGCGCAGATCACCACCGGGCCGCAGACGCAGCGGATCGCGCTGTCGAACACTGCGACTGTGCGCCGGTACCTGCGGGTGGCGACGACGACGAGCGGCGGGTTCTCGAACCTGAAGTTCGTCGTCGCGGTCAACCGCAACAGCGTGGCGGGGGTGGCGTTCTGATGCAGCGGGAGATCAACCGGCTGATGCCGCAGGGGCGCGTGGAGGACTACCAGACCTTCCAGATCACGACCCCGCGCGACGGCGCCATCGTGACCGCGTGCAAGGACGCCGGATGCCAGGCCTGGGCACATGGCTGGCAGACCACGGTGGACGAGCGCACACAGTTCGGCCGCGCTCAGGCGCACTACATCCGCTGGCAGTCGGGTCGCACCTTCCGGGAGCAGAAGGCGGCGGACGGCCGCACCGTGTTCCGATTCGAGGCGTTCCAGCGGTGCTTCGAGGAGCACAAGACGCGTCCGGAGCTGTACGTCGTGCGCCACGGCGACTGGCGCGGCAACCCGTCCGGTCGAGTCAAGCAGCACCAGCGTCCGGCTGATTGGGTGGAGCACTTTGCCCTGAACCAGCAGAAGCTCGCCGACCAGGCCCAGCAGGGCACGTACTAGGAAGAGGTGTATATATGTCCAAGCAGACAGGGTTGGGCTGGACCACGGCGACAGTCGACGACGCGTCCGGCACCCCGCAAGCGATCAAGAACGACTTCAACGACCTGAAGATCTCCACGCCGATGGCCGTCATCGACGTGACCGGCATCGACAAGTTCGCCTTCGAGCGGCTGCTGGGCCTCGCGGACGCGTCGATCACCTGGGACGGCACGTTCAACCCGGCCGCGAACATGTCGCACGCGGTCTTCTCCAGCGTGCCCTCGACCCGCGTCAACCGGACCACCACCAACGTCGTCGGGGGTGCCACTCTCGCCTGCGAGATGCTCTACACCGACTACGCGCTCACCCGCGCGACCGGCGGTGCGTTCACCTTCCAGGCGCCCGGCGTTTTGGCGGATGGCACCGCTCCTACGTGGTCATAGGGATATATAAATGACTGACTTCGAACTCGAAGACGACGAGTACCACCTGTTCTTCGAGGACCCCAAGTACAACGGCCTCGAGGTCGTCATGGCGGACATGTCCCTCGAGGACGCCCTGGAGCTCGACGAGGCGCGCTTCGCCGTCCCCGAGACGATCGCCGACATCAAGAAGCAGGCCCGGACGCTCGCCGAGCTAATCGGCGAGCGGCTGGTGTCCTGGAACCTGACGAAGAAGGGCGTCGCAGTCCCCGCCGACGCGAAGGGGCTACTCCAGCAGAAGCGCGGCTTCCTCGACGCGGTCGTCGGAGCCTATGTGCAGGCGCTGCGCGGGGTCCCGGCCCCTTTAGCGATCGGCTCGAGCGATACCGACGAGAGCTCGAGCACTACCTCACTGTCGGAGGGAACGCTGTCGATTCCGATGGAACCGTTGTCCGAGCCCCAGTAGAACCCGTGGAGCTCCGGCACGCCCGGTATGTGCTGGAGACCTGCAAGGAGTACGGCGCGCTGCCGTGGCCCGGTTCGCTGATGCAGCAGCCGGCGCGGTTCCTGCGTCTGCAAGAGATCGTCCGACTAGGAACGCCGGAGAGGAGGCCCGAATAGCATGGCAAATGTTATCGAAATACGCGTCCGGGCCACCGACGAGACGGCCCCGGTCTACGACAAGACGAAGCTCGACGCGGCGGCAGCGGGCCGCGACTCGGGTGCGGCATACACGTCAGCGTTCGCATCCCATGTCCGCAGCGCGGGCGGCGAGGACATCGCGTCGTCGATCGGCAGCAGCATCGAGGATGCGATCCCGCAGGATGTCCTTGGACCTGCTTCCGCCGAGGGAGAGCGGATCCGGGAGAACGCCAAGAAGACCGGCGAGGCCGCAGGTCAGGACATGGGGGAATCCATGTCGCCGCTGCTGGCGACGGCGATCGTGGGCGGCCTGTCGGTGGGTGCGCCGCTGATCCTTGGCGCGTTCGGCGGCGTCATGGCCGGGGTGACGGCGCTGGCGCTGCGCAACAACGCGGTGATCAGCAAGGACTTCCAGGACCTGGGGCAGACTGCTGGCGATGCCCTGTCGCAGGCTGTCGCCCCGGCGGCTGGGACGCTGAACCAGGCGCTAACCTCCGTGACCACGACGGTGAAGGGCCTTGAGCCTCAGCTGCAGGGTCTGTTCGTGAACGCGGAGCCGGACATATCTGCCGTGGCCTCCGGGATCGACGCGTTCGCCACGAACATCCTGCCGGGGATGTCGGCGGCCCTGGCCAACTCGCAGGGGATTGTCGCCGACCTCGGCCAGGGGCTCGGGTCGTTGGGCTCCGGGGTGGGCGGGATGTTCCAGGGCCTGACCCGGGACGCCTACACGACGGGTGCCGGGATGGAGTCGCTGCTGGATACGGTGGGGCATCTGGCGTCCACGCTGGGGTCGGTGCTCGGCTCGGCGGCGTCGGTGGGCTCCACCGCGCTGATGGGCTTGGACCCGGTCCTGAACACGACCTTGTCGCTGGTGCAGAAGGTTGCCAGTCCGGGCGTCGTCGGTGCGGGTGCGGGCCTGTTCGCCGCGTTCAAGCTCGACCCGTCAATCTCCACCGGGCTGTCAAAGGCCGCAGGCGGGGTCTCGACGCTGGCCCTGAAGAGCATGGATGCCGACGGCGTGTTTGGCAAGATGAGCGGCGCCCTGGCCGGCACTTCTTCCGCGCTGGAGAAGGGTGCATCGGTCATGTCGGGCCCGTGGGGCCTGGCGATCGGCGCCGGCGTCGGTTTGGTCACCGGTCTGGTCGGTTCTCTGATCAACGCGTCGCACGCAACCGATGCCCTGACGCTCTCCCAGCAGGGGCTTCAGCAGGCTGCGGCGCAGGACGGCGGGAAGGCGGGGCAAGCCACAGCGGCCTTCGTCGCACAGCAGGAGGCTGCGAGCAGCCTGTCTGACACCGCGAAGGCCGCAGGCGTCTCCACGTCGCTGTGGACGCAGGCGGTCCTCGGTTCCGCGGATGCGCAGGGCCAGGTCATCGCTGCGGTGAACAAGGCGAACCAGGCGCAGCAGAACCAGACGCTGACCACGGACGAGGCGGCCAAGAGCTCGGGGAAGTTCGCCGACGAGATGCAGGGCGCGGAGACGGCGGCCCAGGCCAATGCGGCGGCGAACAACACGCTGACCGACGCGAATCAGAAGCTGATCAACTCGATGAACGCGCAGACCAAGCAGGTCGCCGACGCGATCTCGAAGCAAACCGACTACCAGAAGGCCATGGCTGACGTCATGGACACGACGCAGCTTTTCACAGCGTCGCTGCAGGCCTCGTATCAGCAGGAGACGGCACAGGCTCAGGCCTCGGCGATCAACACGGTTGCCGCGCTGCACCTCGGGAGCGCGTACACCGGCCTGTCGCAGACCCTCGCGGCCAACGTGACGGACTACACGCTCGCGTCTACAGCGGCACAGGCGTACTCGACCGTGTTGACGGCCTTGAACGGCACAACGATGGGCCTGGACAACGCGCAGAACACGCTCGCGCAGCAGATGCTCAACGCGAAGGCCAGCTTCGCGCAGAACAAGTACTCGCTCGATCTCTCGACCCAGGCTGGCATCAACAACCGCCAGGCCCTGACGCAGGCCGCGACCGCGATCCAGCAGCTGGGCGACGCCGAGGAGCAGAAGACCGGCAGTATCGACGACGCGAACAAGGTCATGAAGGACCAGGAGAACGCGTTCATCGCCGCGACCGGTGCGACCGGGAAGGCGAAGCAGGCCATTGAGCAGTACATCGACGAGCTGCTGAAGATCCCTGGCGAGCGCTCGACCACCATCAAGATCTCCCTGACCGGCGGGGGCTCGTCGTACGGGAACGTGAAGGGCGACACGGCGACGTACGCCACGGGCGGCGCGTACGGCGGCGCAGCGGCCACGGGCGGGATTCGCAGCAACCTGGTCACCGTCGGCGAGCGCGGCACGGAGCTGGTGCGGATGCCGTTCGGCTCGACGGTGATCCCGCACTCGAACCTGGAGTCGATGGCCGCGACCGGAAACCTCGGCGGCGGAAGCACTCACGGCGGCTCCGACACCGGGCCGCTCGAGATCTCCACGGTCGGCGCAGAGGACGCGGTCGCCAAGCTCGTCATGTACCTCATCCGGATCGGCAAGATTCAAATCAAGAAGAAGGCGATCGTCGGATGAACTTCCCCCTGTCGCTGCCGCAGGCGCCGGTCAATGCAGGCCAGTCGGGCCACCTCGCCGACCACGACGTGATCCAGTCGGCGCTTTCGACACTCGAGGGCATGGCCCAGTCCTCAGTGTTCAACGTGGCCGCGCCGCCCTACTCGGCAGACCCTACGGGCACGTCCGACTCGACGTACGCGATCAACCAGGCGGTAGCCGCGGCACACGCGGCGGGAGGTGGCGTCGTCTACTTCCCGGCCGGGACGTACCTGGTGACGCCCGTGTCCTCGACGACCGCGGCGATCGTGCTCAACGACGGCTCGGCCGGCTTCCAGTCGATCCGCCTGGTCGGCGCGGGCGCGCTCGTCTCGAAGCTGAAGCGCACCGCGGCGGGCCCGATCCTGTCGATGTCCGGGCCGTCCACGTCGAGCGGCACGACGCACTGCAAATACTGCAGCCTGGAGCACATCCGGCTGGACGGCAACGCCCAGACGGGCACGATGCTCCAGCTCTACTACGCCGACGACCTGTTCTTCCACGAGACGTACATGGGCAACTGCCCGGACGTCACCGTGGACACGGCGGAGCTGTGGGATTCCCGGTTCTACAACTGCGTCTGGGAGTCGAACGGCTCGGCGACGGCCAACGCGTCCACGCCGAACGTGCTGCTCAGGAACAGCGCGGCCGCCTCCGGGTTCGGCAACTCCGCGAACAACATCAACCAGGTGCATTTCGTCGGCTGCCGGTGGGAGGCCTTCACCACTGGCGCGGTATGGATCCAGCAGGGCGTGTCGAACTCGGGCACCCCGCAGCAGATCCACCTCGTGGACTGCAAAATGGAGACCGGCTCGATCAATGGTGGCCCGCACCTGCTGACGGACGCCAACTGCCGCATGATCACCGTGAACAACCTCTACTGCTACAGCGGCGGGTTCAACGGGGCGTACTCCACCGCGCAGGACGTGATCACCTGGTCAGCACAGGAGTCGGTGATCGACACGGTCCTGATAGCAAACGGGTCCGCGGCGACCATCGCCAACGGCGTCACCGTCAACGCGACGGTCGCAGGGCAGAACAGCCTCGTGCGCAACGTCTGGGGCGTCTACGCCACGACGAACCCGACGGGCAACCACGTCAGCCCAGGTACCGGCACCGGCAGCGCGATCATCGAGAACTGCTTCTCCTCGCAGACCCCGCAGGCGATCGTGAACGCGCTGCACAACTGGGTCGCCTCGGCCTCCACGGTCAACGTGTGGGCCAGCTCCGTGACGGGCGACACCTTCAAGCGCGTGGTCATGAACGCGGGCGGCGGCTTCTCGGTCGGCTCCGGGTCCGCTACGGCCGACGTCGTGATGACGCGCACGGCAGCCGGGGTCTGGTCGTGGACGTCGGGCATCATCGACCCGCAGCACGGCACGAAGACCACCTCGGCCGCCGCGGTGCTCACACCCGCGTTCGCCAACGGCACCGCGGCACAGCTCTCGGACGTAACCCGCGACTACCAGGTGTACTTCACTGTGGGCACCGCGGGCTCGGCATTCTCGGTCGCCATCGGGCCGACCAGCAGTCCGGCGAACACGATCGTGTCGTCGAACACGCCAAACGCGGGCGAGTCGATCACGTTCCGGCTGCCCGCCGGCTGGTTCGTGAAATGGGCGGGCACCTCGACGACGCTGGCCAGTCAGATCGCGATCGGGTGCTGAGATGCCCTACGCCGACCGCTACACCGACCTCTACGACCCGGCGTTCCCCCAGTCCGGGCTCGACATCCGTACGGAGCTGCTGCTGGGCAGCGGGTGGGTGGACGTCTCGACGCTGCTGTATCAGCGCTCCGGCGCGGTCATCACGCGCGGCCATCAGGACGAGTCCAGCGCCCTGCAGCCCTCGACCGCAGTGGGCGAGCTCAACAACCGCTCGGGAGACCTGTCGCCGCGCAACCCGTACGGGAAGTGGTTCGGGCTGCTCGGCCGAAACACGCCGCTGCGCCTCTCGACGCCCGCGGCATCGTCGTACCTGCGGCTCGAGAACGACACCAGCAGCTACGCCAGCTGTCCGGACCGCGCGTCGCTCGACATCACGGGCGACATCGACGTGCGGATCGACCTATGGCCGTCGAACTGGACCGGGTGCACCCTGGCCGCGAAATGGGCCATCACCGAGGCCTCGTGGGCGTTCGGCCTGACGTCCGCGGGCAGGCTCGAGTTCCTGTGGACGCCGGACGGCAGCACCGTCAGGTCGGTCACCTCCACCCTCGTCCTGCCGACGGGCCGCGTGGCCGTACGCGCCACGATGGCTGCTGCGACCGGCACCGTGACGTTCTACACCGCGCCGACGATCTCGGGGACGTGGACGGCGTTCGGGGCCGCGGCCAGCGGCACCGCAGGTGTGGCAACGTCCGTGTTCGCGTCCACGTCCCCGGTCCAGGTCGGCTACGACTCGGCGGTCGCGGTCGCCGGACTGCAGGGCGCCGTCTACGGCTTCCAGCTGCGCAACGGCAT